AGGAGGCGGCGGCGGCGGCGGCGGCGGCGGGGGCGGCGGCGGAGCAGCCGGCGCACCGAAGTTGTAGCCCAGCGTCAGCATCAGCGAGTGTGAACGGAACTTGCCATGCAGATCATCGCCAGCCAGATCGACCAGATCGACATTGCTCTGGTTGTAGAAGCGATACTTCAGGCCGAGATCGACATTGTCGTTGACCGGGAAGCGGATGCCAGCGAGCGCCTGCCAGGCAAAACCGGTGTCCGAATCGTCAAGCATCGGACCCGAGAAGTCAGCGCTGCCATGGACGCGGCCGATACCGCCGCCGAGGCCGACAAAGCCCTGAACTTCATCGTCGGCGCCGAAGTCGAGCAGACCGTTGAGCATGAAGCTCAGCGCGTTGGCATTGCCGGTCAGGCCGCCAGCGCGATCGAGAGAGCCACTCGAATCGGTCAGCCTGTCGAGCCGGGCGCGGCGATAGCTGGTTTCGGCTTCGAGGCGGAAGCCGCCGAAGTCATAACCGACAATCCCGCCGACATCGAAGCCGGTGCCATAGTCCGACTTGAGAGCGTCGTGCAGGCCGTTGACGTCGAAATGACCGTCTTCGACCAGAGTCGCGCCGAGATCACCTTCGACATACCACGAATCGTCGCGAGCCAAGGCCGGCGACGCAAGGGCCGTGGAGGCCAATGCCATCCCAAGGACCAGTTTGCGCATTATCGTTTTCCCCTTATTGAAAGGTTTGAGCCACCGAGTGCACGGTTTTCTAACGGGATCGGGTGCGCTGCGCAAGCGCTCAAAGCCTTCAACTGTTGCAATAATGTCGCGAATCCTTGCCCGGACCGCATGAAACGCCCTTCAGATGCGGCGATTACCACCAGAGACGGACAATCCCGTCAATCGTCGCTTACGCAGCCGGGACGATTCCGGCGTCGACAAGGCACTGGGTCAGCGCGGCAATCGCGGCACGAGCTTCGCCATCGACAACGCCGCCGCCGCTCGGTGTATCGGGCCGAACGGGGGCGATCCAGCCGCCCACATAGCGGAAATCCCGGCCACTCGTGCGGTCCAGCAGGCGCATCCCGTCGCGGGGTAATACGTACAACCAATTGCCTCCCGCGAAGGCCGCGATTTGTCCGTCCCTGCCCGCCCATGCACCGTCTGCCCCGCTGTCGATCAGCCAGCAATCTCCTTCCGCCGGGGAAGCGGGTGGATTGCTTGCGACCCCTTCGATTGCGCAGTGAAGCAAGGCATCGATCCTTGCCAGCGACTCGTTGACGAATGTCTCCTTCTGCGCCTGCCCGGCGAAAAGCATGGGCAATTCATGGCGAGCCGTTCGGCTATCGTAGAGTGGACCGGACATGTTTGGATTCCTTGAATTGCAAGCGGTTAGGGCAGTTCAATCGTCAAGGGCAACGATGTGCCGCGGTCCCCACGCTGACGAATGGCGAAGGGGCCATGCGGGGAAGCGGCGATCAAAGGTGTCAGCGCCGAAGCGGCCAGGGCGAACAGCGGCGTGGTGGTTTCCCAGCGCGCTAGCGGCGCCTGCAACGGCCCGAAAGTGACTTCATAGAGTTCCGCCTGCTCGTTGAGCGGAGTGTCCACTGCATCGGCCCAGGTCCATGCACCGCGGGCGCGCCGGGTCCAGGCAAGGCCGATGCCGCCTTCGCCATCCGGAGTGATGCGAGCATGGACCGGGGCAGGCGGGCGCGAGCCGATCCCGGTGAGCAGGACCGGCGAAACCGCCGGAATGCTATCGCCGATCCCGATCGCCGATATCTGCGTGCCCGGCACTGCGCCGGCAATCGCTGGATCGAGCACTGCGCCTGTCCCGTCGAGCAGGACGAAGGCTTCACCCGCCAGGTGTAAAGCGACGGCATCTTCGGTGCCGCCTCGTCCGCGCAGCAGGCCTGAAATCCTCCATTGGCCCCCTCCAAGCGGTTCTGCGCCGGCAAATTGCAGCAGCTCGGGGCCAAGCAGGGCCCGATTTGCTCCCATCGCCAGTTGTTCCATGCTCGCATTGGCGAGCAACAGGTCCGATGCGGTAAGTGTGACGATGATTGAATTGGCACGGTCAAACAGCAGCGGCGAAGCGGGCGCGAGCGAGGCATCGGCGGTTCCGATCACCGCGCGCTCGCGCCCGGCCGTGCCCAGCGGAAGCAGCGCCCCGTTGCCCTGATCGGCGAACAGGCTGGCCCCCGCCCAGGCCGCGTTTTCCGAACTCGCCGCCGCCAGCAGCAACGGGACAGGGGTAAGGGCATTACCGTCCCACGGCAGCTCGAACGCTACCAGTCTGGTGGGCGCGATGGTGATGTCGGGGATCGGGTTCACCCTGCCGGAGTCCGAGCCGGGCACGGCAATGTCCAGCACCGCGTGGCGCACCAGCGTGAGGTCGACGCCGTGTTCGCGCCATTCCCATTCGCTTACCCGCCATTGCCCCGGATGACCGGGCAGAGTCACGATCGAGCCGGGCCGGACGGCGGGATCGAGCTGGGTGACGCGCCAGGAAATCGTTTGCCGGGCCCAGGAATTGCGTTTCGCCGCCTGCTCAACCAAGTGGCGCGCCACCTCTGCGCCAAGCGTGGCGGGCAGCTCCACAGTACGCGGCTGTCCGGGAAGCGGGCGCCCCGAAGCGCGCTGGATCCCAGGCTGATAGTCGCGCTCGAGATCGTAATAGCGCAGCACGGAAACCGGCTGTTCGGGATCGGGCGCGCGCTTGCGAGTGAAGCCCGCGTTGGCGCCAAAATCCTCTCGATTGTCCGAAGTCGCGGCTTCAGGAAGCACGATCGCCACGCTCTGACGCCGCGAAGGACGGATCGTCAGCTGGGCATCGCAGGCATCGCAATCGACAGGATAGAGCGGGTCGAGTGCGGAAAGCAGCTCAACCAGCGGGCCTTCAATCGCGATCCCTTCAAGTCCAGCCAGCGGCACAGCCGCGTCGCAGTCCTCCAGCGTGTCGCCCAGCAGCTGCCCGATCGACAATTCGCCGGTATCGGCAAGAACCTCAAAGGTCAGCGCCGGAATGCGGTTGCCGAAATCTGCCAGTTGCAGGTCTTCGAACACCACGTAGGCAAGGCCGCGATAGGCCGGGCATTGTCCAGCCACCTCTGCGGCCTCGAGCAGTGGATCGATCGCCTGATCGCCCTCGCCGCCGTGAAAGCGAACGGTGCCGCCGGTCTTGAGATCGCCCGCCGCACCGCGCAGCAGTTTTCCGTCGGCCCAGATTCGCCCGATCGCACCCGCGGGACGGCTTGCCAAGGCCACCGCGAATGAAGCCGAATAGGTGTATTCGGTGACCGAAGGCTTGCCTTTGCCGCCGCCGTGCTTGTCCTTGTGCTCGACCAGATCGGTCGCCCAGATGATCTGCCCGCCGACCCGCATCCGCCCGAACTGGCGCGGCAGCGGCGCGCCGTAGCTCGAGGTTGTCACCGCCAGCTCGTTGAGCCGGGGACCTTCGCGGTTGCCCCCGCCGAGTACCATTCCGTCGACCGAGCGGCCGACCAGCGCGCCGATGGCGCCGCCCAGCGGGCCGCCGATCAGGCTGCCGATCGCGGTGAAGATCACGGTTGCCATGGAAGGCCTTTCAGTTGTGCGGCGCGAGGCGCCAGCGGTGGGTAATCCTTGCTTCGGCAAGCGGCGGACCGCAGACGACGCGGCGCAGCCCGGCGTGGGCATGGACCCAGCCTCGGGCGCTGACGATCGCCAGGTGGACCTGCGCAGCGCCCAGCCGCATCAGCAGCACGTCGCCCTGCTCTGCCGCTCCTTCGGCGGCTGCAAATCCGCAGGATTCCGGCGCGGGCAGCCAGGCCTCGGGCGCCAGGGTGCGCAGCGGATAACCGTTGGGGAGCGTCACCGGGAACCCGGCGCGTGCCATCGCCGCACCGAACAGGCCGATGCAATCGAGCCCGCTTTGAGGGTCGCAGCCATGCAGGCGGAATGGCGTGCCCACAAGCGACTGCGCCGCCGCCGCCAGATCGCTCCCGGTCATTGCACCGGATCCGGGTAGCGCGAAACCAGATCGTTCCCCGGAAGGTACGGCTCGCCACGAAAGTTGATCGCGTTGCCAAAGCGGCTGGCGCAGGTGGCGATGGTCCGGTCGCAGCCCTCGCGCAGAAGTGCGCGCGCGCCGGGTGCTGGCGTGATGTCGACCGGGAGATCGAGCACCAGCGCATCGCCCTCGGTGCCAACGATCCCCATCGCGGCTCCGGCGTGCGGCCCGTCCAGCCAGCGCAAGTTGCCGCCGATCAGGCTGGATAACGGTGCCGCGCAAGCGAAGCTGGCGGCGTTGGTCGCCGCGTCGAAGGCTGTGAGCACGGCTTCGTGGGTGAAGCGCACAGATGCGAGGTTGCATCCCGGACCGCAGAAGATCGCGCGGCAGCTGGGGCTGGTGCGCGGAACCGGATCGCGTTGCAGCTCGATCTTGCGCGATTGCAGCGAGGCAGTGAAGCTTCCGGCCTCCTCGATCACTGCGCCGATGGTACCACGATAGAGCACGGTGCTTTCCAGGCTGGTCCAATCGACCACGCCGATCTGCACCGCAGCGCCGTCGAAGCGGCCGATCGCAAGATCGCTGGCCGAGATGGATTCGTGGCTCAACGCGCCTTCGACTTCGGCGCTGTCGGCCTCGAAATCGGACGAGCGGCGGATTGCCGAGGGCACCATGCCGGGGGTCGCGCGGTGGCACAGCCCATCGAACCACAGGTTGCGGTCATGGGTGGTGAAGCCCAGCGTCACCCCGTCGCGGCGCGCGACGCGCCAGAAGCTGGCGACCGTCTCGAGCGGCTCTGCAAACCAAACGCGGCTCATGCTTCGGCCTCGCGAATTTCGATCACCGGAACCGAAGGCGCCTCACCCGCGGCGAAGGCCGCGCCAGCGATCTCAAGCTTGTCCTCGGCGAAGCGCACCGGAACGTCGAACAGGAACCCCGCACGGATCACCTTGCCCGGCGCCGGAGGGCTGGCAAAAACAACAACCCCCAGCGGATCAAGCGTCCAATCCGTGCTGAGCACGCCGTCGATGCTGACCACCACGCTGTTCGCCAGCGGTCGGGTGATCCGGCGTTCCTGACGCGCGTCGCCCTCGCCATAGTGCTTGACCAGCGGGAACTCGGCCCGGATCCCGTTCCCGGTCCCCAGTTCCTGATCCGACAGGGTCGGAGCGGCAGTCATGGCGTTGGAGCTGAAATCGGAAGGATCGCGCAAACGAAATCCGCGCGCCGCACCGCGCCGGGCGCGGAAGAAGGCCAGCAGCACGCCCAGCTCTGCTTCGGAGCGGATTCCGGGGCCGACATCGAATCGCAGCCGCGCGTTCGACCACAGGCTGTTGCGCCGCTCATAGCCCGAGGCAGTGACCGATACGCTGGTCGAAAACTCGGGCATGATCGTGGCATCGCGCCCCAGCGCGAGCGGATAGGGCAGGTCGTCGAAATGCAGCATAGCGTCCTCCTCGCCGACTTGCGGCAGGCGCAGGTATCCATCGCGGCAGACCTGGGGCAGAGCCCAGACGAAACACTCGTGGACGCCGCGCTTGAAAGCCTCGTCGATCCCCGCATCGATCGGCCGCCACAATGCGGGATCCGCTCCGGCAGGAACGAACCCTGCGAGATAATCCTGCGCCGTCAGTGCATAACCGAGCCGCGCGGTGATTTCGGCATAAGCGGCGCGGCGCCAGGCATCTGATCCGCCGGTGAGCCAGTCGTAGTCCTCCACCTGAAGCCGGTCGAAGGCGGGACTGGCCCAGCCCGTGGGCAGATTGGCACGGCGCGCCTCAGGGATCGCCGGGTCGAGCACACCGGGCAGAAAGGTCAGCAGCAACACTTCGGCCTGATCGGGTGCGGTAGCAGCGCGTACCGCATCGCGCAGCGCCACAGTGGAACTTGTCAGCAGCGCCCCGGCCTGATCGAGCAGCGCCTTTTGTGCCGGTGAAAGTGGCTGGCGCAGATCGGGGATTGTCGCCGGATTGCCGCCGAAAGCTGAGCGCGCGGCATCGTCGTAGAGGCAAGGGCGGCCATCGGCCATGATCCACCACCACGGCTCACCGATCTGGAAACGGACGGGCACCTCCGCCTCGCGCATCAGGCCGACGAATGCCTCAGCCACGTCTTGCAGCCAGCCCATCGCCGCCGCGTTGGCTGGCGAAAGGAGCGCGGAGGGTGGATCCCAGCCGGTGCGCGCGGGATCTCCGTTTTCGGCGCGTTGCTGCCAGTCTTGCGGGCAGTGCTGGGCCAGCAATTCGTAGGACAGCGAGGCGATCGGAGCGAACCCGGCGGCTCCGGCGGCGGAAAAGAAGGCCCGGTGCCAGGCCCGCGCCGGGGTGCAAAGCGGATCGCCGCCGCCCGAAACCAGGAATTCGCCGCCGCTGTCGCCCAGCCGCATGAAGTGGCTCATGCCTAGGTAGTGGAGCAGACTGCCGCGATAGCCGAGCAGGCGGGCGTTGCGGATCAGCCGTTCGGGCGCCTGGTTGCAGCAATCGTCATAGGCGGTGGCAAGCGCCAGCCCGTGCGGGGGCACCACCACATCGCCGATGGTCAGCATCGCGCGAGCACCATCGCAGGCAATCGCGCTCATCTCGGCCCAACCCTCGGCGGGGGAGGGAAGCGGGGTGTTGTCTCCCCCGGCATAGCCCGGCGCGACCAGCGAGATGAACATCCGGTCGATATCGCCCGGGTGGACCGGATCGGCCTCGGCAGGATGCTGGAACCCCCCGGCCAGATCCGAGAAATTGATCGCGATCGCCGCGTCGGTGGGGGTGCCCTGGGCGTAGTTCCACAGCCGAACATACCAGGCGCGCGGGTTGCCCGCAGCATCGCGCCCTTCGATCGTCAGCGTCGGACCGTTGACCGCATCGAGCGCAATCACCCCGCCCGACCGCCAGTTGAAGCTCAGTACGGTGCGCGAATAGTCGCGGTCGGTGGCATAGGCCAGCAGCGGATGATCGATCCGGTCTGTGCTGTCCCAGATGATCCCGGCGAGATCGCTCCGGCGCAGGAACGCCACATCGACCCGCAGCGCATCGGGCGCGGTCACGGTCAGCGCGGCCATCATCGGGCGCGGGAAATTGACCGTCCAGAAGCGCGGATCGAAGCGCTGGATCCAGTCCGAATCCTGCCCCTCGCGCCGGGTGGCAAGCCAGAAGGCCATGACTGGTCCCTTTCTAGAATTCGTTCAGCGCGCGGCGCACCGCGCTTGCCACCTGGCGGCTTGAGCGTTGCAGCGCCTGCGGTCCGCCGGTGCCGGGCGGGGCGGTGATGTTGATCGAAACCTTGACTTCGCGCGCAGCAGGAACGACCGGCACGAGGCTCGATTGGCCCGTGGGTTCGTGCCCCGCACCTTGCCGCAGCAAACCGGTCTCGATCCGCCCTGCGCTGGTCGGCACGAACAGTTCGGGGCCGCGTTCACCCACCAGGTAACCGCGATCGGGCGCAACCGGACCACCCGTGGCGCGTCCGGGAAGGCCGAAGATCGAGCCGAACAGGCTGCCCAGGCTGAGCAGCCCGCCAATTCCCCCGCCGCTGCCCCCGCCGATCCCGGCGAAGAGATTGTGGATCGCCTGCGCGGCGATCTGGTCGATCACATTGAAAGCGATCCGGCGCAGATCCTCGAAACCCAGGCTGCCCTTGCGCAGGGCGCTGAGCAGTCCGCGCTCGAGCACGGTTCCGGCTCGCTCAAACCCGTCGAGCAGGGTGCCATCGAAGCTCGATCGCATCGCCGCCACGTCCTGGGCAAAGCCCTGGGTATTGGCGCGCACATCGATCAGCAGGCTGTCCACACTATCACCCATTGTCGCGCTCCATCAGGCGGTTGAGATCGGCCCGGCCCAGCGGCTGCGCTGCCTCCGGGCCAGGGGCGAGGATTGCGGCGAGTTCGGCCGGAGTGGCGCGCCAGAATTCGCCGGGACGCCAGCCGAGCAGCCGGGCGGCAAGACCGGCAAGGTGCGCCGCACCAGGGCCGAAATGCCGGTTCATTGTCCGGTTTCGACTTGTCCCTGGAGGATCTGGCCAAGAAGCATGCGTAGCGGAGCGCTCGCCACAGCCAGGCCGGCAGCGATCACCGCATCGCCCACCTCCTCGCGGGTAATCGCGCCGCGTTCCGCCAGGCAATGCCAGAACAGCGCGGCCAGCTCTGACAGGCGCAACTGCCCCGCCCCGGCGCGCTCGACGAGCGCAAAGAGCGGGCCCAACTCTTCCTCGGCCGCGACCAGCGCGGCGAAACTGGGGCGGAGCAGCCGCGGCGAACCGGCGATGGGAAACATCGCCTCGCCGCGAAAGGGATTGGCGGGCCGGTCCATCAGAGCGAGGCCACCGGACCAGAGCTTTCGAGGCTGAGCGTGTAATTGCGTTCGCCGTTGAAATCGCCCGAATAGTCCAGCTTCTGGACCAGAAAGCGCCCGCGCAGCTTTTCGCCGTCTTCGAAACTCAGCTCATAATCGTCGATCGTGCCGTTCATGGCGTTGGTGCGCACCTGGGCTTCGGCTGCGCTGCCCAGGAAGATCCCCGCCGCGCTGACCGAAACCTGGCGCACCCCCGCGCCCGAGAGCATCTCGCGCCAGCCGCCGCTGTCCTTGGTGGTGGTCACCACCATGTCGCCCTGGATCGACATCTGGGTGGTGCGCAGCCCGGCGACGGTCTGGTAGGCGGCGGGATCGGCACCGTCGGAAATCTTGAGCAGGAAGGCGCTGCCTTTCTGGGCGGTCATGGGGGTTCTCCTTTGCTAGGGATGCGCAATTCGCTTCCGCGAATTGCTTGGCCTGGCCGGGGGAGCGGGCAGGCTAGGCAGGGAAAGTCGGATGGCTTTCCCGCAACGGCGTCAGTCCGAAAGAACGCGAAACCGGTATTCGATCAGGATCGCGCGGGTGTTGGCGCCGCGCTGTTCGGCGCGGGCGCGCAGGAACAGGGCGGAAACCACGCGGAAGCCGCCCTGCTGGGGGGGCAGCGCGGCGATTGCCGTCTCGATCGCGGCGGTCAGCATGGCGGCGCTTTCGGGACGGTCGCCGCGGCAATGCAGTTCAAGCGCGATCCGCACCTCGCGGCCGACGCGGTCCTTGACGCTCCAGTCGGCGCTGGCGCTGGCGGCAATCGCCAGCCACGGAAGCGCGGTGCGCGAGGGCGCCTCCTCGGCCACGGCATTGAGCTGGGCGGACAGGCCAGGGTCGGCCGCCAGCCATGAAATCAGCGCGGCGCGCAGGGCGATTTCCATCGGGCTATCCCTTCGTGAACAGCGGCCAGAGCAGGTGAGCGCTGCGCCAGCGCGCGGCGGGCTGTGCCTTGCCCAGGCGGGTATCCCTGGCCTTGGCCTCGGCGAGGGTACGGGCGCGCTCGGTCAGCCGCGCAGCCAGCGCATCGAAATCGTGTGGTGTTTCGGTCATGTCAGCCGCAGCTGCCGCCAGGGCCGCCACATCGCAGCGACCGCAGCGGGGGGGTGCGGCGAGGGTTCGCTCTCGCGCTCGCGGTAATGGTGCGCGGCCAGACGCAGCACCCCGTGACGCAGGGCATCGGGCAGAGCGTTCCAGTCTGGCGCCAGCCCGGCGGTGAAACGCACCGCGATGCGCCCCGCCGCGCCGGGGCTGCGGACCAGCACGCGCCCGCCGCCGCCGTGATCGAGTTCGATCTCGTAATTGTCCGTCGGAAGCGTGAAGCGCGCGCCCTCGGCGGGAATACCCAGCACACCGGTGATCGCCTGGACAGGTCGCGTGCTCAATGTCTGCCAGCCGGTTGCAACTGCCAGCAGCTCTTCGCAGTCCTGCGCAAGCGGCATGGTACCGGTGAAGTCCTCGCAGGCCTCAAGCGCCATGCGCAGCAGCGCGGCCAGCTGTGTATCGTCGGCAGGGGTGGTGATGCCGAGCCAGTCCTTGAACTCGGTTAGCGCGACCGCCGCCAGGGCGGCCGGGGTGACGATAGCCCGCTTCATGGCGGTCTCCGTATGGCTGTTGCGGGGCTGTAACGGGTGCCCGCGCCGCCGGGAGGAAGCGGCGCGGGCGGGATGGCGGGAAGGGGCGGTCCCGCCGCTCGACCGATCAGGTCGAGATCTTGAGCAGCTTGATCGCGTCGCTGTCGAGCACCTGCCCGCCGACGCGCTTGGTGGCGTAGAAGTTGACGAAGGGCTTGTTGGTGAAAGGATCGCGCAGGATCGTCGTCGCCTTGCGTTCGGCGATCAGATAGCCGGCCTTGAAATTGCCGAAGGCGATCGGGAAGGCATTGGCGCCGACGTCGGGCATGTCCTCGGCCTCGACCACCGGATAACCCAGCAGCCGCGCCGGCTGGCCTTCCATCACCCCGGCCTGCCACAGGAACGATCCATCGGCGGCCTTGAACTTGCGCACTGCGGCCAGGGTCTTGGAATTCATCACGAAACAGGCGCCCTGGCGGTGGCCGGAGCGGAGCGAATGGACCAGATCGATCAGCTTGAGCTCGGGCGCGGTATCGAAGGCGGTGGCATTGCCGCTGACGATGAATTGCAGAGTGCCAAAGGGCCGAGTGGCGTCGGCGGCATTGCTGGTCGCGGCGCCCAGGAAGCCCTTGGGCTGGTTGGTGCCGGTGCCATTGACGAAGGCGGAGCCTTCGGCGCGGGCGAATTCGGCGGAGATTTCACCCGCCAGCCAGCCTTCGAGGTCGAAGTCGGCATCGTCGAGCATCGCCTGGCTTGCCGCCGGATTGGCGTAAAGCTCACCCATCGGCGGGGCGATCTCGTTGAACTTGGGGGTGGTGGTTTCGGGCCGCGCGGCCACTTCCGAAACCCAGCCCGAGGCCGATCCGCCCGAGGTGATGAGCTTGCGATAGCCCGCGGTGCCGGTCTGGACCACCTGGGCGATGGCGCGGATCGGACTGATCGCCTTGAGCTGCGCGGCGATCAGCGCGTCGATCTCACGCGGGACGGCATAGCCGCCATCGGCGGTCACCGCGCCGCTGATCGATTTCAGCTGGGTCTCGCGGCCGAGGCGCAGATAACCATCGACGAAGCCCTTGAGCTCGGGGCTGGCGGCACCCGCGCTTTCGAGCACGGGACGCGCCGCAGCACGGCTGACCTTTTCGAGCCGCGATTTCACCTCATCGACGTCCGAGCGCAGCGCGCCCAGTGCCTGTTCGGCCGCGTCCTGGCGGGCGACAAGATCGAACGAGGCGTCAAGCGCCTCAACCGGTGCGGTAGTATCCATGGGGCTTTTCACCTTTCACGAAAAAGGCCGCCCCATCGGGCAGCCGGGAAAATGTTCAGACGACGAGGTGCACCCGCGCACCGTTTTGCATCGGGTGGGTGACCAGGCTGACCTCGAACAGGTCGACCTCGGTCAGATCGCGGCCCTGGGCATCGCGAGTGAAGGCGCGGGCGCGGTAGCCAAAGGAAAGCCCGGTCACCGCGCCGCGTTTCAGCGCTGCGGCCGCGCCGCCCTGGGGGTTGTCGATGCTGGCGATCACGCGCAGCCCGCGCGCATCCTCGCCAGCCTGTTCGATCCAGCCGATCCGCTGGTCGGGGCGGTGCTGCCAGTAGAGCGGCAGCGGTTCGCGGCGCTCGGCCAGGGTGCGCGCGAAGGCGCCTGGGCGGATCGTGTCGCGCCCGGCATCGCGTTTGCCGAACAGCGCGGCATAGCCGGCAAAGCGTATCGGGCCATCGCCCGTCACCGAATCGGGCGTCATTTCAGCAACTCCATCGTGCCGGTGCGCCAGGCGATCCCCAGCAGCAGCATGGCGAGCGCGCCGCGTACCACCCAGGCGACCACTGCCTTCCAGGCGCTGGTCTTGGCATCGCGCCAGGCCTGGAGCAGCTGGCGCAGCTCGGAGAGGTCGGAATGGGCCTGCGGATCGTCGAGCCCCATCCGGGCCACCGCGCGTTCGGCGCCCAGCTCGCTGGCTTCCTCGACGATCGCGCGCAGGGTCACCAAATCGCCCCCGGCGTCGGCGGCCTGGGCGATCAGCCGGGCGACCATCTCCTCGCGGTTCATGGCTTGGCCTTTCGCTGGGGTGCTGTCGGGGCAAGGCCGAGCAGGGCGCGCTTTTCGGCATCGGTGAGGAATTCGGCGCCTCCGATTTGCGACCACAGACGCTCGCGGTCCTCTGCCAGCGCGGGCACCCGGTCGAGATCGACCGCCAGCACGGCCCCGGCAAACCATGTCTCAAGCCCCTCGGCCAGTGCCGAGAGGATCTTGCCCGCCAGCGGCAGCAGGGTGAGCCGCCACAGCGCGCGGTTGGCCTCGCGGTAGTTGGCATAGGTCGCATCGCCCGGCAGCCCCAGCAGCATCGGCGGGACACCGAAGGCCAGCGCAATATCGCGCGCGGCCGCGGCCTTCAGCGCGGCAAAGTCCATGTCGGCCGGGGTCAGGCTCAGCGTCTGCCACTTGAGCCCGCCCTCGAGCAGCATCGGCCGCCCGGCATTGGCGTGGCCGCCATAGGCTTCGGCCAGCTCGGCCTTGAGCCGCTCGAACTGGTCGGCGCTGAGGCCGGCGGCATCGGGCGGATCGTAGACCAGCGCGCCCGATGGCCGGGCGGCGTTTTCCAGCAGGGTGCGGTTCCATTCCGCCGCCGCGTTGTGGGTCGCCACCGCACGGTCGGCGGCGGCAAGGCACCCGGCGCCATAGTGATCGTCGGCCGGATGGAACGAGCGGATATGGACCAGATTGGGCGAGGCATCCTCGTCGGTGGCGGGGATGGTCAGGGTGCGGTCGCCGACCTTGTAGGCATAGCCGCTGGGCCAGCCGTCGGTACCGGCGATCACGCTGACCCGCTCGGGCCGCAGCGCATAGAGCTCGACCGGCCGCCCTGCCCCGTCCTTGACGATCTGGACATAAGCATTGCCGTGCAGCAGCAACTGGCTGGCCAGCGTTTCGAGCAGCGATTGGCCCGCGCTGGTCGCGCCGACCAGCCGGGCCAGCGCCGGATCGGTGGGAGCCAGCGGGGCGCCGCCGATCCCCTCGGCCACCAGCCGCACCGCGCGCTGCGCCACCGGATTGTCGAGATAGGCGCGGCGCACGCCTTGGCCGTATTCGAACGGCGCGCGCGGGCCGCCGCCGTCGAAGGCGATCCATGGGCTGGCAAAGCTGCGCGCCAGCGGCACGCGCGGACTGGCGCCGCCCTTGAAGGCGGCGGCCAGCGACTGGAACAGGGACATGGGAAACCTTTCGGTTGCGGTCTCGGGCAGGGTGGTCAGCGCGCGGCGAGGCAGGCCTGGGCCATTGCCGCGAGCTGCGCCTGGCCGGTGGCAAGGACGATGCCCGTGGCCACCAGCGCGCTCAGCAACATGGCCGCCCCGACAAGGCGGAACGGATTGGCCCGGGCAAAAGCCACGAAGCGATCAGCCAGGGCAACGGCGCGGTCGGCGAATGTTTCGATCAGGGTCATCAGGGTCTTCCAGTGGCAAGCCGCACGCGCGGCGGCGCGGCGGGGTTGAGGCACAATTCATGCAAGGCCCAGACCAGCGCGTCGGCGCGGTCGGGGGAGCGGCCCGGGCCCTGATAGGGTCCGGCGGCGATCATTCCGCACAGCTGGTCCTCCAGCTGCGGGAACTGCCCGGCGTGGCGCACCCGCCCGGCTTCGTAGAGCGCGGCGATCGGCTCGGCGCGGGCCGCCTTGGCATGGCGGGCGTGGACCAGCCGTAGCGGCAACGATATCTCTGCCGCGCGCAGCACGGCGGCGACCATGTCTCCGCCCTGGTTGGCCTCGGCCACCACCCGATCCGCATTCCAGGCCAGCGCAGCGCGGGCAACGGCGCGGGCCCAGCGTTCGGGGCTGGGCTTCTCGATGCTGGCATCGGCCAGAACGCGCGCCAACCCGTCCTCGCCCAGCGCGCAGACCACGATCCCGCAGGCATCGCCCCCGGCCGAGGCGGGCGGATCGACCCCCACCACTACCCGTGCTGCCGGGCTGGAAACGGCCGCCTCGCGGCACGCCTCCAGCAGGGCGCGGCTCCACAGTGCGCCTTCGATGTCTTCGATCAGCTCACCGTCAAGCTCCTGTCGGCCCAGCGCCGATCTGCCGAATTCACCGCGCACCGCAGTGACGAAGCGCGGCGGCAGGTTGGCCCTGTTGGCGTAGGTCTTGCCTCGGGTTACCACCGCATCGCTGTGATCGAGCAGACGCCGCAGCAGCGGCACCGCTCTGGGCGTGGTGGTGGCGGCGATCCGCGGATCATCGCCCAGCCGCAGACCCAGCAGAAGATTGTTCCAGGCGGCCAGCGCCTTGCCCCCGGCATTGTCCCACTTGGCGACCTCGTCGCACCAGGCATGGCTGTGCTGCGGGCCGCGCAGACTCTCCGGCTCGCCGGCCGAATAGAGCGTGGCGCGCGCGCCGTTGGGCCAGAGCAATTGCCGCTTCGATGGCTCGTAACGGGGGCGCTGACCGCGTGGAGCGATCGCCAGAAGTCCGCTCTCCCCCTCGACCATCACCGCGCGCGCCTCGCCCAGCGAAGCGCCGACCAGCGCGATCCGCGCCTGCGGGTCGGTCTCGGCCCGCGCCCGGACCCACTCCGCACCGGCGCGGGTCTTGCCGAAACCGCGCCCGGCGAGGATCAGCCAGATCAGCCAGTCACCTTCGGGGGCAAGCTGGCCCTGGTGCGCCCACAACTGCCAACTGTGGCGCAGCGGGCGGCGCTGGCTTTCGCTCATCTTCATCAGCAGTGCGCGTCGCTTTGGCTGCGAAAGGCCGAGCAGTTCGTCGATCCTGCGCTGGCTCGCCCGGCTCATTCCCCTGCCTCACCGGGATCGCCCTCAGCGGCGAGCAGCGCGGTGTTCGCGGCGGCCCGCCTGCGCATGTCCTCAAGCATGGCGTCGAGCGCGTCAAGCGCCTCCTGCTCGCTGCAATCCTCGTCCTGGGCAATGGTTTGAGCGCGCGCCTGTCGGTGCAAGGTCAGCAGGCGGATCGCGCTGGCGACATCGATCTTGCGCTCGGGATTGGGGTTTCGCAGATAGGCGAGCAGATCCATCTCGAGGTTCTTGTAGCCTTCGGTCAGAGCGGCATCCCACTGCGCGGCAAATTTCGGATCTTGTTTGCGGGTGCGATAGGCCCGGCTGGGCACGGTCTTGGCGTAGAGCGCCGATGCGGTGATGTTCGAGGTTTCGATCAGATGCTCGAGGAAATAGACCCGCCAATGCCCGGTTCCCGGATTGTCTCCGTCTTCGCGGGTCCGCTTGGTTACACGCACCTTCGCCTTCTGTCTGGCTGCGCCGGTTCGCGAAGTGCGCCCACGCGCGGATGTGTTCGGCTCCTTGGGGGCCGTGGTCAT